TGCGCCAGCCGCCGCGGGCCTCAGCCAGCTGCGCCAGAACCTTGTCCAGCTTTTCGTTCTGCTGCTTGTTGGTGTCACGGAGGTCAGCCACAGCCAGCTTTAGGTGCGCCACCTCGACCCGCATGGCCGCGAGCTCGATCGCGTTCTGTTGCGCAGTTGTGTTTTCCATCTTGGCCCTATCAGATGATGTTGAACACCACGTCGTCGTAGTACACCTGGTGGGCCGAGGCCTGCTGCTGGCCGCCGATTGCGAACTGGATGCGATCGGTTCCAACTGGCACGACGCCATACCCGCCAATCCACGTCCAGTCCGCATCTGCCGAACTGGTGCTGATGGCCGTGTTGCTGATCTGGGCGCCGGTGCTGTCCAAGAAGCGCACCATCGGGAAGTCGACGTTGCCGGAGCCACCCACGGCCTTCGCCCACATTCCGAACACAACCGCCTGACCGACATAATTCGAGGCGCCGTAGATCGTCTGGTTTGCCTCGACACCGCCGTTTGCCGGGCAGTCGATCAGGAAGCAGCGGGTTCCAGTTTTCGGCAGTGTGGCGACGCTGCTGAACGTACCGGTCAGGGTCGGGCCATAGGTCGAAACAGTCCATCCCGTGGTGTTCCCGATTTCGGCATCGGCATTGCGCAGCTTGTTGAACTGTCGGCCCAGGACGGCCCATTTCGTCCGGTCGTTCGCGCCAGTTCCCTTGACGTAGTTGTTGCGTGCGCTGACATACAGCGAGTTGCCCGCCACCAGTTGGCGCACGCCGCTGTTGGTCTCCGAGCGCAGGTCATCGCCGAACAGGGGGAGAGTGCAGTTTTGGATTCGCAAGCCGCAGGCATCGCTGGCCACGAACAGCGCCTGATTCGCAAGGCCACCATTCGTCGACACGATGCAGCCGTCAACGATGATGTTGGACGAGCCGTATCCCTCCACGACGTACTGGTTCGCCGCGGCCGGCTGTGTCTCGATGTTGCAGTTGCGGATTACTACGTGCGGCGCACCGACGCACTGGATCCCGCCGATGCCGCCGCCCGGGAACGAGCAGGTGTCGAACACCCACTGTCCTTCCTTCAGGTAGATGTAGGCATTGGTGCCGTCGACGAACCAGCAGTGGGCAAAACGCATCAGCTCGCCGGCGTTGGCGCGCGAGTCGAAGTGCAGGTAGTAGCTGATCGGCGTCTCAAAGCCGCAGTGGTCGAAGTTGACGCGCCACGCGTTGTCGATGAACTTGACCAGCTTGCCGCCGCGGCGGAAGCCGCAGTTGCGGAACGTGATTTCGGAGCAGTTGAGGTTGATGGCGTGCCCGATCGTCACCAGGTCTTGCGAAGCGAGGCTGTTGCCCTCGAAGGCAATCCCTTCGATCCAGTGCGTCCAGTTGCGATCGAGGCGCTGGGCACCGTAGGTGGCGCTGGAGAAGACTTGCAGCGCGCCGGTTGCACTGCCGGATGCATCGATCACACTGCCGCAGCCAAGCAGCGAACCCTTCGAGATATCCAGCGACAGCGGCGATGTGACCTTGTAGGTTGCCCCTGCAGTGAAATGCACGTTGCCGCCGCTGTTGATGGCGGCCTGAATCGCGGTCGTGTCGTCGGTCACGCCATCGCCCTTGGCGCCGCCCGCGAAGCGCGGGTTGCTCACGTGCGAGCTGCCCGCGTAGAGGATATTCAGGCCTTGCTCGACAGTGATTGCGGTACCGGCGTTCGCCCAACCGATCAACGCCGCGCCGACGGCCGTGGCCAGCGACGACAGGAAGTTCGACACGATCTTGGTAACGCTGAAGTCGTCCGAGGTCTGCGAGTAGAAGACTTGGCGCAGCTTTGCGTCTTGCACCAGCTCTGAATAGGCACCGTCGAAGAATACGTTCGCCGGGCTGCCGGCGTTCATGATGTAGCCGGCGACCGTACGAAGAGGCTGCGCAGCCGGCAGCGTGCCGGCGGCGTCCCAGTACACAGTGACCGGGTGCGCGATCGGGTCTTGGTTGGGCTGGCCGAAGTAGACGTAGCCGTTGTCCAGCGGCTTGCCGTCGAGGCCGGTGTAGGTCTTGAAGGGGGATTCGACTGGGAGCATGGTTGTCCTCTTCAGTGCAGCGTTACGCCGCGCGGCCGGCGCTGCACCGGCGACTGGGGTGGGGTGGTGGTAGTGCGCTGGGTCAGCGCCTGCTCGATGCGCTTTTGAATCTGGCGGTTCTTCACCTGCTTGGCGATCAGCCGCAGGCTGGAGAGGACCGGCACCGGGATACCAGTCATCGCGCCGGTCGCGCCGGCTTCGGTCAAGGCGGCCAGTAGCACGCTCGCCGTGTTCGACGTGTTGACCGTGCCGGGCGGCGAGGTGAATACGACCTTGGCCAGATCGTTGATGTCGCGGAGCTGCTGTGCGCCGCGCTTACCGAACAGGAAGTCCAGCTTGCCGTCGGCGTCGAGCGTGCGCAGCGCTTTGTTCAGCTTGTCGGGTGAGACGATCGGGTTGCCGCGTGTGTCGGTCGCGACGTTCTTCGTCGCTTCGTCCTTGATCCAGTTGAGCGTCTGGCCTTGCAGCTCGCGCCAAGCCTGCTGGCCGTCGGCGCCGCCGGTCTGCAGCACGCGGCGCACATGGCGCACGTCGTCCAGACTGCCGTTCTGTATCGCATGGCCCCAAACGTCCTCAAGCGCGACCTGGCGGTCGGCCATGCCCTTCTTGTTGTTCAGTAGCTTGGCGATCACGGCGCGGTCTTCGTACTGCTTGGCGAAGTTCTCGCGCAGGCGGCGGGCGGCGCGGTACAGGTCGCCGCCGGCGTTCTCGGTCGCGGTGTCGATCAGTCCCTTGACGATGGTCGCCTGCCGGATGTTGGTCGGCTCGTAGTCGGTCGCACGGTTGATAGCCTGGCGCAGGGTCTCGGCCGTCTTCAGCGTCACGCCCGGCTGCTCGGACTGCGTGTTCATCAGGCCCGAATACAGCGGCTTGTCGGCCTGCGCCGGTACCAGTTGCCCACCTTGCTCATCCGCGATGCCGAGCTTGACGACGTGCTTGCGGATCGCGTTCAGGACCGGCGCGGTCTCGGCGTCGGGCGCGCTGGCGTTCAGGTAGTCGATTACCGGATCGAGCGATACTGGCGCAGCCAATTCGCCGGCCTTCTCGGCGTTCTTGTAGGCGACGCGGATCTCGGCCTTGTCGCGCCCGGCCTTCTTCACGAGCGCCTGGTCGACCGCCTTGCCGACCGCGCGCAGGCTCGGTGCCTCGGCGCCGGTCTGGTCGACCCAGGCGTCGAAGTTCTTCATGATGTCCTCGTTCTGCTGGGCGTAGCGGTCGCGCAGCGGCTCGCCGTTGGTCGGGTCCTTGGACATCTCGCGCTCGAAGCGCTGCTGCTCGAAGCTGCGCTCGGCCTGGCCCTTGGTGAGCTGGATCGGCACTGGCAGGTCGGCGGCAAGCTGGCGGCGCTGCTCGGCGATGTCGGTGCCGGCGCCGCCAACGCTGGGTTTCGTGCCGGCTGTGGGCTGCTCGGGATTGCGCGCCAGCGTACGCTCGACACGATCCGCAATGGCGGGTGACGCCGCGCGGATGCCTTCGACTGCCTTGCCGGCGGCGGTTTTGGCGGCATTGGTGGCTACCGCCTTCGCTGCGCTGGCCGCGTTCTTTGCCGCGCTTGCCGCGCCGGATACCGCATCGGCAGCAGCGAGACCGGCAGCAGGACCAGCATTGCGCGCGGCCTCGGCAACGTGCCCCGCCGCCTGCCCAAGCGCACCCACTTCGGCCGTCAGCGGCATGACCGGCAACGCGGCCTCCATCATCTTGCCCACTGCCTCAGTCTGGCGCTGGCCCTCGGCGGTGCGCGGGGTATAGGTGTACTTGCTCATGCCCTGCGCCGCGGCCTGCTCGGCGGTCTGGACGCCCTGCTGGGTACCGAAGGTGCCATCAGCGATGGACTTCCCAACGCCGGCGAGAGCGCCACCAGCGAGGCCGAACATGCCGGTAGTGGCACCGCTGGCCAGCGCAAGCGCGGTTTCGCCGCCACCGATGATGCGGTCTACCAGCGACGGGTCGGCGGGTGCTGCCGGCTGGGTGGGCTGGCTGGCAGCGAATGCGCGCTCCGCATCGGATACCGGGATCTGGTCGGCCACGCTGGTTGGCGCGGCCTGCGCGGTGCCGGCAGCGATCTGCTGCTGGAGTACCTGGAACGCCTGTTCTTTGGTCGCGCCGTCCGGGCCGCTGACCGTGTAGCGCTTCCCTTCGGGCGAGGTGAATTCGAAGGTGGGCATCAGTGCTCCTTGACGGACCAGCCGGAAGGGATGGCGGGCGCGGCGCCACCGCCCATCGGCGTGCCGGTGACGGAGTCGCTAAAGGCTTTGCGCACTGCCTGCGGTGCGTGTCGGGCCGCAGCCAGCTCGCGCTCCATCTGGTCGAGCACCGCCAGGTATGACTTCTGGTCCATCGCCGTCGACAGCAGGTGGCGCGCGTGCTCCTTGTCCGAGACAGTCGGCACGCCGGACGGCGAGATCGCGCGGGAGTAGACGTTTACCAGGGCGTTATTGGCCGCGGCGAACTTGCGCATTGCCGGGTCGTTGGTCTGTTCGTTGAACATGATCTGCGCCTTGCCGAATGGCAGAAGGCTGCTGCGCGCCACACCGGCCGACGCGTCGCGCGCGAGCGGGATCAGGCTCTCGGCCTCGTTCGACGCCATCTCGATGTTCGCGATACGCGTGCCCGCAGTGCGCTGGCCAGCCATCGTGCCGGCAAACTCCGCCATCTTTGCGGCGATCTGCGGACCGGTCATGCCCTGCGCCTGCGCTTCCTTCGTGATCGCCTGCCGCAGCGCGACGATGTTGGCCGAGCCCTGGGCACCGCGCCCGAGGTTCTGCATCACGGTCTTGTCGCCGGAAAGGTACTGCGTCGCCATGATCTTGAGCGTATCGGCGTCGAGCGTGGGCTCGGTGTCGCCCTTGCTCTCCTGGCGCTCGTTGATCTTGTCCTGTACCGCGAGCTGGGTCCGATTGTTGTCGCGCGTGTTTGCACGGCTGGTCTCGGCCTGCAGGGTCGCGTCGGCGGTGGGCGTCGTATACTTCATCTGCTGGTCGGGCGTGAGCGCGGTTTGCACGAAGCCTTGCAGGTAGGGCTTGAGCAGCTTCGGGTCGCTCGGAATCTCGGCCAGGTATGCCGGCAGGTCGTCCTTGCTGATCACGCCCTTGGCGGCCAGCGACTTGAAGGCGGTCTGCACCTGTGACGGCTTGACGTTGGCGACACTAGCCAGACCGCCAATCGTCTGCCCCAGCGTGGCCTGCTGCCTCTGCACGGCTTCGGCCTGCTTCGTGGCCAGCGTGACTGGGGCCTCATCGGCCGCGCGCTGTTCCTGTCCGAGTGCCACGATCCCGTTGATTGCCCTCTGCCCGTCCGGGTGGGCTGCCAGCATCGCTTTGAGCACGACGTTCGCCGCCTGTGGGTTGGCGTCGACTTGGTCGGCCTTGGCGCGCAGTGCTTTCGATTCCTGCGTCGGCGCGCCGGCCGTGTTCTCGATCGCGTCAGCCTGCGAACGCATGCCGTCGCTGGCGATCTTCGGCTGGCCACTTTGGATGGCTGCCGACCACTCGGTGATCTGCTTCAGCTGGTTCTGCTGCTGCGCGGCGTTCTTGGTATCCCACGCCTGCTTGAATTGCGTGTGCAGTTCCGGCACCAGGATGGTTGCCTTGGCGTAGTCGTCGGCGGTCGCGTTCGGGTTATTGACCAGTGCCTGGATCACCTGCTGCTTTTGCTGCTGCTGGTCCTGGGCCACTTGCTGCTGCTGGCGCGCGACTTGCAGTTGGGTCAACGCGGCGCCATTCTGGATACCCTGCATCACCGCGGCATTGGGCGACGGCAGGTCGGCGAATGTGCTGGTGTAGTCGTATGGTTGCGGCATCAGAATTTCTTCCCCATAAAGGTACCGAACGCGCTGTTCAGGGTGTTGTAGAACTGGCTGTCAGCCTTTCCGGCTGCCAGTGCAGCGCCCGACGCAGCCGATCCCTGCTCGCCGAGCAGCTGGGTGACCTGGTCGGCGGAGTGCATGCCCGCGTTTCCCACGCCGGCCGCAGCGTTCTGTCCCACGGACGTGATGTCGCCGAGACGGGCGTATTGCTGCTGAATTAGCTGGGAGAGAAGCTGTGGTTGAAACTGCGCCAATGCCGCTTGTACGTTCCCGCCGCGCAGGCCTCCGGTCGCTGAGGCGTTGGCGAGGATCGCGTCTTGTCCCTGCTGCGTGAGCGCCTGGAACTGTGGCGAGGTCTTGATCGCATCGATCGCATTCTGTTGTGCCGGCGCGCCATTCAGGCCGAGCAGGTCCTGCTGGCCGCTCAGTGCACCAGTGCCTGCGTTGACATAAGGCTTCAACAGCTCCTGGATTGCATCAAACTGCCGTCGCTGCTCGTCGATACCGAGCTGAGACGATTCCGTCTGCGCCTGTGCCGCCGTGTTTGCCGCATCCTTTTGACTATTCGACGACAAATAGCCGCCTACGATGGTGCCGCCAGCAACGGCTGCTGCTACCCAAGACATGGGGTCTCCTTCGAAATGAGTGCGGGTTTGGTGGTGTCGATCAGGGCTAGCTCGAGCGCGCCCAGATCGGTCAGGTTGTCGGGGTTCGCATGGATGGTGGTCCACACCGTGTCTTCCAGGGCGAAGCCAACCCGTTTCGTGCCGGGGCGCGACACCATCGTGTGCGGTGCTGCGACGATCTGCATGCCGTCCTCGGTCCAGACTGCGATGCGACCCTGCGAGACGATGTTCAGGTGCTCAGTGCTGTGCACTTTGCCGGTTAGGATTGTCCCCGCGCGGATCAAGATTTCGCGCGCATACAGGCCGTCGGCGAAGTGGTGCACGGGCTCGATCGGCAGTTGCTCCATCATGCGCATCTGCGCTTCGAGCCGCTCGATCTGTTCGCGTGTAGGGATGTTCGCCTGGGGGATCAGGCCTTGGTGGTCTTTGGCTGCCAGCGGCATCAGGTTCTCCCGTTCGGGGTCTGTGGCCGCTGGTCGCCTCAAGCTCAGCTATTGCCGCAAATTTGGGCAACTGCCGAGATTATAGGAATGTCCTATCGGAAATTGCAAGCAGGATAGCTTTCCTACGTGAACTGCCTACCACTGGCGCGGATCGAGACCGTGGCCACGCTCGCGATGGTCGAGATAGCGTCGCCGGCCTCCAGTACGTGACCGACCAGCTCGGGGAATGGCCACGAGGCGCCCGGCGCGATCGTCTTCGTGAAGGCATTCGCTGCGCCCGCCGCGCCACCGCTCGGCACCAGGTGTACGGTAAGCGTGGCGTTCGCGCCGCCGGTATTCGTGGCGGTGAACTTGTCGATCGCGGTTTTGACGGCATCGGCCGGCGTGGTCGGGTACTGCACGGTTTCGGTGACTTCGGCCAGCTTCGGCTGGATCAGCACTTTCGGAGTGGTGGTCATGGGGCAGATTCCTTAAACGTTGTTGTCATGCGTTGTAGAACGGCAGCTTGTAGTTCGTGCCGCCGTTGTTGAAGATCAGGTAGCCGGCGGGGGTGGCTGGGAGCGCTGCTGCTGCACCCGCGGCGCCCACCGTGGTGGCGGTAACGGACCCGAACGAGACCTTGGTCGCGCCTGGATTGGGGGCAGGGCCGCTGACCGTCAACGAGTTGAGCGCCAGGTTGCCGTTGCCGCTCAACAGCGCTACGTTGGTGCCGTCGTAGAGGTTGAACGATGCCACGTAGCTAGCGCCGTTTGCGCCGCCTGCCACGCGCAGGCCAAAACCGCCCGGGTCCAGGTTCACCAGGTTGGCGATCACGTCGCCGGCAAGCGCCTTGTTCAGGGTCAGCTTGCCTGTGCTGGACAGCGTGATCCCGCTGCTGGTGGCCAGGGACAGCAAGCCAGATAGCGCGCCGTTATTCGCCAGCGTTACGCCGCTCGCCATGGCCAGTGAGGTCAGGCCGGCGATAGTGCCGCCGGCGATATCGACAGCATCGTGGTTCTGCGTGCTTATGGTCCCCATATGCGGGCGCGGCGCCAGGTCGTCAGCTTCTGCGGTCGGAATCGTGACGGGCGCGTCGTGGTCGGATTCGGTCAAGGGCGGCGCGGCCGGCGCGCTGGCCAGTTGCTCGAGTGCGACGTGCAATTCTGCGAGCATCGCCAGCGCCTGGGCGGCGGTGGCCAACGCCTGCGCCGCGAGAGCGTTTGCCGCTTCGACGGTGTCGGGCAGGGATTGTCCGACTTCCTTGAACATGCCCTCGAAGGCGGCGATAGCTTGCGGGTTCGGCAGGAATTTGGCGAGCGTGGCGCGATCGATCTTAAGCATTGAGCGGCTCCACCTGGGCTTCGAGACGCACGACCGACAGGTGGGCGTCGCTGGTGCCCCTGAACTTCTGGATGCGCCACTGCTGCATGCTGCCCTGTCTCAGCCAGGTGATGCGCTTCGTGCGCTGGCCCTGCCGGCCGGCGCTGCAGGCGCGCTCCTGGCTCCACGTCTCGCCGTCGATCGTATACGACGTCCAGACAACCGGGTCGGCGCCGAGCGGCACACGACCGGACAGCGTGACCAGCTCGAGCTGGTGGAAGATGGCGCCGTGGCCCTCGTTGTACAGGATGTTGGTTCCGAATTCCCAGCCGATGGTCTGGCCATAGTGGGTCGAGACAGTATCGACCAGCTGCCCGAGCGCGCCGCTGGTTGGATCGCCGCACAGCCAGCGGTCGTAGCACCAGACGAAGTTGCGCGCGCGGTAGGTCTGCGCCGCAGCCAGTCCGGAGTCGAGCGTGTACCAGACCGGCTCTTCTACAGCGGCCGATGCCGGGCCGTCGTAGACCAGGGTGCGGTCGTGCAGGTGCAGGTAGAGCAGCTGATGGTTCTTCGTGGTGCGCACCTCGATCACGCTGGCGGCCAGCTGCGCCTCGGTGTAGCTGAGCAGCAGGGTGTCGATCTCGCCGGTGGAGAGCTTTTGGGTTGCTCCGTTCAGGCCGATCCAGACCATCGGCGGCTCACCGCGCCCGCTGCCCAGTGCGGCGATCTGCCCCATATACTGGGTTGCGCAATGGGTGCCGAGCGTGCCGCGATCCAACTGCGCGCCTTCGTTGCGCTGGAACGGGAACATGGTGCCACCGACGTTGTTGAACAGCTCGCAGGTGAAGCGGTTGATCGCCAGCACCTCGCCAGCGCGCAGCCGGAGCAGGCACTTGATATCGTCCGGGTCGGCCTCGCTGCTGCCGTAGCGGAGCGGATTGACCGACGTCGGGTCGGTCAGGTCGGTGACCACCAGCGAGGTGCCGTCGGTCGTCATGAAATAGCCGTCCACCCACTCCACGTCGAGCGCCGCGCCGAGGTCCGCATCGGTCACCTGCGCGACGGTCGATCCGTCCCAGTAGTAAAGGTTGCCGCCGGCCGCGATCGCGAGCTGGTCGAACGAGTAGGCGAACGATACCTGCCCGGTACCCGTAATATCGCCCAGCTTCGCCACACTGCCGTCCGCGTTCACTCGCACCAGGCTGTTGCCCTGCACCCGGTAGCAGATGCCATCCCAGACGATGGCGCCGCGATCGACGCCGGGCCCTGTGCCGATCTGCTGGATGCCGTCCGCGGGTCGCAGGTAGCCGGCGCTGATGCCCTGCTGCTTGGGTACCGGGATGAGGTTGCGCGGGTACGAGGTCCGGAAGTCCGGCCCCTCGTCGGTGTAGATGCCGTTCAGGATGGGGATCTGCATCGTTGGCTCCTACATTCCGCGCCACGGCTTGTTGCCGGCGCCAATGCGGGCCGTGCAGGGCAGCTCGCCCGGGGCCGGCGCGACGGCAGTACCGAGCAGGCGGTTGTAGCCGCTGGTGGCGGTGGCGATGGTCTGCGCGGTCAGATTCTTGCCGTGGCCTGCTGCGAGCCGTACCGCGAGGTTCCTCCAGACCGTGGCGCCGGCACTGTACGGCAGGCCCGCGTCGTCACCGATGTTCGAATCTTCAGGCGTGGACGGCAGCAGGTAGCCGACGTCGATCCGGAGCTCGAGCCATTCGGCCATCATCGTGTCGAGGATACGCAGGGCGTTCTCCAGCACCTCAGCGTCGAGGTCGAACACGAAGCCCGCCAGCGCCAATTCGCCGTAGGCCTGCTCGATAAGCTGCTGCTTCGTCCAGGCCATCGCTTACTCCTGCTTGCCGCCGCCGGCCAGCGCCGCGTCGATCATCTCGGCGAGCTTGGCGTTGCTGATGTTGCCCGGGTAGGTCAGCTTCAGCTCGTCGGCCTTCTGTTTCAGTTCGTCGCGAGTCGGCGGGGCGTTGTCGTCCGGCTTGCCTCCGCCAGCGTCACCACCCGTGCCAGTCGAGGCCTTCGGCTTAGCCGCATCCAGCGCCTCGGCCGTGGTCTTCGACCAGCCGCCGGCCAGCGCCGCGTCGAGCTGCGCGGCGTCGTGCACGATGTGCGTGCTGAACTTGCCGCCGTGGATTTCCTCGGTGCCGCCGGCCTTGTAGACCATGCGGGGGAAGTCGTTGTTGTTTTGCATCTGGAGCACCTTTCAAAAAAATGGCCCGCACGTGGCGGGCCGGGAAGACCCGGGCACAGCCCGAGTGGGAGGAGACACCTGGGAATCAGGTCTGGTCGAACAGCTCGATGCCGGTCATTTCCGGCTGCAGGTTCACCAGACCGTAGAACACGTCCCAGCGGTAGAAGGTGTCCAAGGTGCCGATCTGGCCTTGGCGCGCCATCGTGACCGTGATGCCGTTGTCCGTGGTGGCCGACATGATCGACAGGCCGGAGTCCTCCTTCGGCTGGTACTTACCCGGCAGGATCTCGAAGGCATCGCCGTGCCAGAACGGCGCGACAACGCTCGAAACCGTGTTCAGGAAGGTAACTGCAGCGCCGTTGGCCGGGGTTGCGGTGACGTTCTGGTACTGCTTCTCCGGATCGGTGCCGCCCTGGCCCGAGATGATCGGCGGGGTGATCACGTAGGTGCCGGTGCCGCCGGCCGCGCCGGTCGCCTGCGACACGATGCGGAAGGTCTTCAGGTTGCCAGTGTCCTGCTTGGTGATGTGGTGGACCTCGTCCACGCCCGCGATGTTGAACGCGTCGCCGGCCTTGATAGAACCCGAAGTCACGGTCAGCGAGACGGTTTGGAAACGGTTGTCGACGTTCGATTGCTCGCCGGTCGCCGCGGTGCTGGTCGCCTTCGGCGTGTAGAACTGGTTGGCGCCGTTGAAGGTCACGCCGACGCCGGCCGCGGCGGTCAAGCGGTAGCCATAGTCCAGCTTGTAGGTGTCGAAGTTGGCGATCTGGCCGACGTATGCCTTTTCATAGGCGGTCTGCACCTTGCCCTGCACGTTCTGGCGCTGCGCCAGGTTGCCAGCCATCTTGTTGTAGTGGTTCGACGGCAGGCACATGCGACGGCTGTCCATGTTGATGCCCACACGGTTGAATGCGTCGTCGCACTGCGCAATGTCATCGAAGCCGGACGCCGCCACGGTGCGCTTGACGACCACGGAGCCGGTCAATGCGGCCATGTTCGAGCAGTCGAGGTTGATGTCCGATGCCAGGCGCTGCAACGCGGACTGGCCCAGGCGCTGTTCCTGCAGAGCGTCGCGCAGCTCCGTGGCCGAGAGGGTCAGCGGGACCGAGTGGGTGTAGCCGAGGGTGGCTGGCACCGACAGCTGGGTGTAGTTACGGCCGAAGTTCGCGGTCTGGTCGCGGCCGGTGAACGACTGCGCGATGTACGGCTGCGGACGCCAGAAGACGTTGCCGGTGCGCTCGGCCTCGGTGCCGTCGAATTCCTTTTTCTTGAACAGGCGCGAGACGACCAGCGCGTCCTGGAAGCCTTCCAGAACGGCGTCGAATGCGACCTTTTCCTCTTTGCTGAAGCTGTTGGCGCCGAGGATCAGGCCGTGCTTGACTTGGCTGTCGAAGATAGCATCGCGCAGCTTCAGGCCGGCGAGGTAGCCCACAGCCATCAGGCCGGCGGCGATGCGGGTGAGGGTCAGTTTTTTCATGAGCAGTGCTCCAGAATGGTTGAGAGAATCGCGGCGCTGCCGCTTGCTGCATCACTCATCCGTTTGGGGCCGGACGGAGGCCACTCGGGTACTGCATCTGCCCTTGGGCGGGCGAATCCGTGGTGGTGCCGTCTGACGTGGGCACCTCACGGCGGCTTACGCCGCTTTGTTGCGCTGCTCGCGCTTGTACGCGATGACCTTCGAGCGGTCACCAGTGCGATCCGCCTCTTCTTCCAGGCGCGCCAGCGTGTTGTCGACGCCCGTGGCGCCGGCGGCGCTGCCCTTCACGACACGCTCTGGTGCCGGTGCTGCTTTGCGGGGCGTGACTTTCAATTGCGTCTCCAGTTTTGCCGCCGCGAAGGCGAATTTGATGGGGTCTTTGATCGACGCGAGTTCCTTGAGCTTGGCTGGGTTCTTGCCGAGCGCGTAGGCCAGCTGCGCGGTCACGTCGGCGCTGCCCGGGCCGTGCAGCAGGATGCCTTGCTGCGTCTGGTTGAGGGTGTCGAGCACGACGGCCTCGGCATCTTCGAAGTCGGGTACCTTCAGCGCGGTCTTGGCGGCGCCGTAAGCGGTCAGCTTTTGCTGCCACGCTGCCTGCGCGTCTTCCTGCTCCTTGCGCTGCTTCGCGGCCTGGTCGTCAGCTTGGCGCTTGCGCTCGTGCCAAGCGGTCAGTTCGGTCTCGAAGCGATCGGAGTCGAAGTCGCAGCCTTCCAAGGTTGGCTTCTCGCCCACCTGAACAGCCCCTGGCGCGTTGGCAGCCTCGCGCGCGGCAGCGGCCTGCTCCAGTTCGCGGTTGCGCTTCTTCAGCTCGCGCGCCTCCTTGCGCAGGTCCTTGACCCACTGAGGTGCGCTGCGTTGCTCCTCGGTCTCTTCTTCGCTTGCCGGCGGAGCTTCGTCGCCCAGGGTGATGATCAGCTCTTCGCCTGTTTCACCATCAGCTGCCGGCGCACCTTCGCCGCCTTGCTGCTCACCTCCTTGGGCTTGATCGGCAGCCGCCTGTTCGGTGGTCGCACTCGCGCCGCCCGTGGGTGCGCCCACCGCGGCCGAGCCGCCCGTGCCGCCGTTGGCTTCGTCGCCGTGGAATTGCTCGCGGAACGAACGTTGTTTCCACATCCAGCTTTTGTACATTCCATCACCCCTGTTCTCACCGATAGGCCCGGTGGATGCCGATGCGGGAATGATAGGTGGAAACTATCGCGAAAGCAACAACGATAGTTTTCGGCGATTGTCAAGAGGGGTTATCGGAATACGCCGGAAGCATGGCAGATTCGGTTGATCTGGCGCGTCATGCGACCGACGGCATAGGCCAGCACCTCCTCGCCGACCATTTGGCGCAGGTTGGCGCGTCGCAACCGGGCCCAGGCCATGCCGGCATGCGTGCATTCGTGGCTGATGATCTCAGCCGGGTTGTTACGCAGGTCGCGCGCGTTCAAGTACATGTGGGCGATGATCAGGCCGGGCCTGACGAGATATCGCCCGGTGACCTTGCTGAAGTAGTGGCGGACCAGCCCGGCCACGCGACGATCGCGCTCGCGGATGCCGTCCTTGAACAGCATCGTGACTCGCATGTGCGCGGGATTGGCGGCCAGGAAGAGGCGCACGCGGTGCGGAAGGTCAGGATCTGGCTTGATGTAGTGGATTTGTGCCCGGGGCGCCCGGTTCGGTGCGCGGTCGCGCTTCTCGGGCTTGGCCCGGCGCTCACGCTGCCGTCTAACCGGGCGCCGGCTCATGCTGGCGTTCCCGGTTGCACGGGAACCGTGGGTGTCGCGGCCGCGGGCGCGGCCAGCTTCAGCGCCAGGTCGACCGCGTGCGCCTCGCGGCCCTGCTCGACGCCTGCCAAGGTGGCGATGGTATCCGCGTGCGCCTGGGCGACCTTGGCGTCCGTGAGGGTGCCGTCCTTGCGCGCCTTCTCGGCGTCGGCAATCGCCTTGGCTGCCGAAGCCTGCAGGAACTGGGCGTTCGGGTCCGCCGGCTTGTTGGCCTGCGCGGCGGCCAGCTGCTTGGCTTCTTCCTCGGTCGGCTCGATCACGCCCATCTCGACCAGCTTGCGGCGGTAGAACGCGCGCACGTCGTTGAGCCCTTCGCCTTCCATGTTCATCATGATCAGGCCGGTGAGCACGGTCTTGGCTTCGGGGTCGTCGGTCATCGCGAGCATGTTGGTCAGGGCGCGCACCGTGGCGGCGCGCCGGCTGCTCGAGGAGGGGCCGACGTCCGGAACCACGTCGAACTTCGCTTCGCCCAGGTCGTTGGCCAGGTAGCTCTCGCCGGTCTCCTTGTCGACCATCGGCTTGAGCAGCTGGACATTCCCGGCCTCGCCGTTCGGGCCGATGGTCTTCATCTGGCGCCCTGGTTCGACGAACAGGTCTTTCGCCATCGACAGCCACACTTCGCCGATGCGCTTGATGGTCTTCTTGAAGTTGTCGATGTAGATGAAGACCTGCATGTCCAGGCGCTGCTGGATCAGTTCCACGGCCTTGCCGGACTGGTTCGGCTGCAGCTGCTCGCCGGCCTGTTGGTTTCCGAGCATGTCTTCGAGCGCGGTCGCGGCCAGCTCCGCCAGCGCGGCCATTGCGGGAGGGATGTTCGGGGCCTTGGTGTAGGCGACCGGGCCGGAAGCGACCTGCTGGCCGGTTTGCGGGTCGAGCAGGGGATTGATCAGCAGGTAGGGATACTTCTGGATCGCGTCGTCTGCCCACATCTGCGCGTGGCCCGCGATCTGCTCGGGCGTGAGGATCGGCTTCTCGATGTCGAAGCGCATCGCCATCTCGGCCAGCCAGGAGTTGATCAGGTTGACCAGCACCTGGGCGTCGCGCGCCAGCCGCACGTGGCCCTGGCAGCGCTCGATGCCGTCGACGTACCAGCGCTTGCCGTAGTAGGGCACCACCGGGATGTGGTAGCCGGCGATGTAGCCCTCGTCGGACAGGATCCGCGCGCCGTTCATCAGCCACTTGTGCACGCGCTTGTGCTTGCGGCGCTTCTGGCGCACCTCTCGGACGCCGGTGGCGGTCAGCTGGTCCAACTTGCCCGGCTCCGCCAGTTCCTCGTCGGTCAGCTCGAGTTCATTGGCCTCGCTGTCGTCCAGCGCGATGCCGCGGAAGAAGTGCACCAGCTCCGACTTCTCCTCGATCTCGTAGACCTCAGCGATCCAGACCACGTCGGGCGTGCACCAGTCGAAGTAGGCCTGCGTGATGTCCTTCGGCCAGCTGGCCAGGCTGTCGCCGTATTCGGCCTCGTAGTCGTCGTGGGTCATTGCGGTGAGCACGTAGCAGCGCTTCGCGTCCGACTTGTCGAAGGTCTTGCCGTCCAAGCTGAAGAACACGCACGAATCGGCCTCGTAGAGCGGCTCGATCGCGATGCGCTGGCGGTCGTCCTCGTCGTCGTCCTCATCGACGTAGCGCGCGCGCAGCCGGATCGCACCCATGCCACCGGCCGCGCCCTCTTCGAAGCAGTTGTCGTAGGCCTCCTGGGCGCCGCTCTTCTGCTCGTCGGCGCGATACAGGCCGTCGCAGGTGTCGGCCAGCTCGTCGGCATCGCTACCGTCCATGGGCGTGAAGGCGACCGTGATGCGGTTGTTGCGGTACTCGTTCACCACGCGCAGCACCGCCAGGTGCGTCTTGTTGAACTCGAAGCGCGGCTTGTTCTCGAACGCGTCTCCGACCGGGCCTTCCCACTGCGCGCCCGGGATCGAGTAGAAGCGGCGGTCACGCAAGCACTGGATGCGGGTGTCGCGCTGCGCGGTCTGGATGGCGTCGAAGTCCTTGCGGAAGAATGCGTGCTTGGCGGCGTGGCGCTCGTCCTTGGTTGGTCGGCTCATAGCTGATGCCTTTCGTTTGTGCAATGCGCGATAGTCTACCGCTATTGCTTGCTTAAACGAAAGGCATTTGCACGACGATATCCGGCAACGCCTGAAGGTTTACGTTACGCTCCAGCTCCCAATGACAACATGAGGAGTAGGAAATGGATTATGCGGAAATGCTGTTTGCAGTTGAGGTCGACAAGCGTGCTGGCGAAATGTTTGAAGCAGACCTCAAAGTCAAAATGAGCGAACTGCAAGACCGGAGCGCTGTTGAGGTTTGGGTCGCGCAAAACCCGAAGGAAAAGTATGTCGAAGCGGCATATAGGGTCTTCGTGAAAACTGCCGAAACGATCACTGCTATCCGCAAAGCAGACACGGCGAAGGTAATGTCGTGCATGCCCCAGCCGCCTACTTCCGCCTGAACGGCGACGCCATCGGGATCGGGGCGGCCTGTGCTGCGGGCTTGATCGCCCGGCCCAGCGTGTCGGCGCCGCGGCCGATTATCGACAGCGTATCGACACCGTCGTCCGGCTGGCCGGCGGGGAAGACCAGGCACTGGCGCTGCAGCTCGGCCACCCAGGCGGCGCGCGGCCATAGCAAGCGGCCCATGCCGGCGGTCGCGATGATCGATTGGGCCCGCGCGGCCTTGTCGCTGATCGACGGCAGCCATTCGACGCGGCACATCACGTTCCGGTCGATCATGCGCTGACGCAGCCGGCCTTCGGTGGCGCGCCGGATCGGCCCGGCCTCGCCGAACCAGGCGAGCGGCTTCCAGCGCGCCATCAGGTCGATCTTCCGCTCGATCCATTCCTCGGGCCCGACCTGGCCGCGCCACCAGTCCAGCAGGTACACGCTGCCGTCTTCCGCGATGCCGGCGATACCGTGTTCGGTCCAGTCGCCGCCGTCCGGCGTCACCGCATAGTCCGACCCGCCGATGATGCGCAACACCTGCGGCGTGCGCTCGTAGGTGCCCATGTCGTCGCGCCGGAACAGGATGCCGTCCGCCGGCGCCGGGATCTGCTGGTACAGGCTCGACCAGGTGCGTCGGTTCAGCCGGAACTGGTCCCAGTGCTTCCGATCGAACCATTCCGGCCACAGCATGTCGCCCGGCTTTCGCCCGAGCGGATCGGTGTTGGTCTGGCATTCGGCCTGCAGGCACAGCACGCGCCACACGTTCCCGTCGCGGCACTGGATGTCGCCCGACTGGCCGGACCAGTCCTCGGGCAGGATGCGGCCGCAGACGTCGTCCTCGTGCCAGCGGGTATTGATGATCACCACCCAGCCGCCCGGGATCAGGCGCGTCATCAGGTCGTCTTCGTACGCGGCGAAGGTCTTGTCACGGACGGTCTTCGAGTCGGCCTGTTCGCGGCCCTTGATCGGGTCGTCGATGACGATGCCGTGGGCGCGGTTACCGGTCATGCCGGCCAGGATGCCGCCGGCGATGTACTCGCTGCCGTTGGTCAGCGCGAATTCGGTGGTCGACCGGACGTCGACGCGGAGCTCGGTCTGCAGGATGCTCGACGCTTCGGGCGAGCGGAGTAGCTGGCGGGTGCGCCGGCCGTGACGGCTGGCCAGGTCGGAGCCGTAGCTGGCCAGGATCACGCGGCGCGATGCGGTGGGCAGGCCCAGCACGCGGGCGCTCTCGGGGTCAAGGCCCAGGTACCAGCTCGGCGCCACGACGGTCGCGTAGGTGCTCTTCGCGGAGCCCGGCGGCGCCATGATCATCAGCCGGCCGTGCGGAGTGGTCATGCAGCGCTGCATCTCGCGCAGGATCAGCTGGTGGTGGGTGGCCTGTTGGCTCTCGATAAGCGGAATTGGCGCATCGTCGTCAGCGTCGGTGGTAGGCGAACCTGGCACCGGCACGCGCGAGGCGAATGCGACCAGGTCGCGGCGCGCGTTGCGGCGCTGGAGCAGCACCTCGGCGGCCTGCTCACGCGTCAGGTGCG